TTGCCTCATAGAACATTCAAAATCAAATTTATCCCCTCTGTCATCAAATAATTTTTTTCTAATAGTTTCATCATTATTAAAATTAGTAACAATGAAGTCTTGTGTTTCTTGATTTATTGCTTTTTCAACAGCTTTATTATATGCGGGTGCTGCCTCAAGACGATGCGGATTATCCTGTATTTCTGGTAATAATATATTCATAATTGGATTAGCACTAGTTGGATTAGTATAATTATGCTTCACTTTATCATATATATTTTCATTGCTAAATGTTTCATTTAGTTTTACATTTACATCTTTATTTAAAATTTTATATGTAATTATTAAGAAAACTATTGAAACAATTCCTGTAACAAGAATTTTATAGTTATTAGACAAAAAAAAACCCACTAAAGTTAATAAGATAACTAACCTAGTTATAGCATTTAATTTTTGCTCTCGTGTCATTTTTTCATTAGGCCATAGTTCTGTTATATGATTTTTACTAAATAAAATACTAGGATTAGCTAACCAAAATATGCTGTTTTCATTATTTGCATTATTCGCAACATTTGCAACATTCGCAACATTTGCAACATTCGCGCCATTTGCATTCGCATTATCTAATTTAATTGTTTTAGTAATAATATTATCTTCTGAAAAAGTTTCATCTTTCAATTGACCAGTATTTTTTCCTATATATGTTTCGTTAGAACTACTAGCCATTATTTATTATAATATAATAACTTAATAATAAATTTTAATTATATTATTTTATAATACTATAATATATAATATATTGTATAATAATATATTATAAACTTTTTATAATAAACAACACTCGCTAAAGGTCGCATTATTTATTTTTTCTATTTGCTTTTTTCTTATTGTTAGAACTGCGTTTAGATTGATCATCACTTGAGCGAGGAGTATTATTAGCACTAACTCCTTGCTTTTTAATAATATCATCAATAAAATTAGTGTTTGATTTCATTTCTTCCATTAACGACGAGAGATTGGCTGTTATATCTTTTAAATCTGTTTTATTAGCATTAGCGACATTAGCACTAGCGACATTTGCACTAAACCCCTCTTTATTTGTTTCAGCCTTTTTCTTCATACGTTCTTTCATTTTAGACATTTTAACATTTTGCTCCATCATATTTTGAAAAGTATTTGGATTAATCTTTCCACCTTTAGGCATAAACTTGTCAAGGTTCATCGATTTTAAAATATCATTAAAATTATTCATACCTGGCATATTTTTCATATTTTTGAATATTTCAGTTGCTTCTTCTAATAACTCACTTTCTTTAATTGACCCATCTTTCATTTTGCTATTTATTTTCTTATTGATATTGTCAATAAGTCCCATCATTTTAGATGGGTTTTTCATAAATCCTTTTAAAAGTTCATTTACATCACCTATGTTATCACTCTCTAAATCAAAGTCTTTAGATGTTTCTTCAGCTATTTCTTTAGCCAATGAACCTATTTTTCCATTTATTAAATTGTTTAAATGCGAAAAGAGCTCCTCTTTATCTGGAATAGCATAATCTCTGTGTTTAGGAGTGCCTTCAGTATCAGTATCCGCTTCAGTATCCGCTTCAGCATTAATACCAGCAAAGTCAGCAAAGTCTTTAAAATTATTTGAAAGATCATTAAACATAGTATCAAACATTCCAAATGGACTTCCTGAAATGTCAAAAAAGCTTTCTTGGTCTTCACCTTCATCTTCATCTTCGACTTCTTGCTCTTGCATATTGGTGCTAGACTTTGATTTGCTGCCTTTATTTTCTTTAAATGAAAACATATTACTTAATTCTTCAACTGTGCTTTGAATTTTAGCCGAAAAATTGTTGCTATCAATCATTTTAAGCAATTCTAATGAATCTCCAAAAAACGAAACATCATCAATAGATGTTATTATATTAAATAATATAAGCTGTAAATATTTCCATAATGTTTGCTTTGTTTGCGCACTAGTATCATCATAATATAGGTCAGAAAATTCAATATCAGGTAAAAACATAGTGCATATAGCGCTAGCATTTGACGTTTTAACATTTGGCTTGTTTAAAAAAATATCTTCATTTTGGTATAATATATCAATACTTCGCACTGCAAATGTATGCTTACAATATTCATAAACATTATTTAATGACGTCATAAAATCAATGCTAATGCTACTTAATTCAATAGTACTAACATATTCGTCCGCATTCATAGTATCCTTATAATCAGGCAAACAATAATTAATAATATGCTGATAGTCTTTATTATTATCAATTAACGAACCAACTTTATCATTAAAAGTCGTCTTCAAATCCATAAGTAAATCCTTGAAAATTTTATAAAAGTTAATAAGCGTAATCGCATTTTCATTAGTCAATGTAAAAGTAATTTTACTTGTCATTAATAAGTAAAATTAATATAATAACTTTAAATAATAAAATTAACTATTTAATTAACTAATTAACTAATTAATTTAATAGTAATTTTTAAATAGCATTTCTTTCTTGTTCTAAATTTTTAACATTTACTTCTCCTATTTTATCCGGAATATAATCATCGGGTGGAGTTTCTATTTTGTCTGTATAATCAATTGTAGCATAACTATATAATTGCCTTAGTCCACCACTCCCTTTTGCAGATAGCTCATCACTGTTTTGGTCTAAATAGCTAAAATTGTCTGAAACAACCCCGCTAGATAACAAATCAAATTTAAATGCTGATGGTTCTCCATTATAGTTAGTAGCTTTTTGAGCCGCCATTTGTACAACTGGCTTTAAAAAATTCATTATGTTGTCGCCATATAATACTTTATAGTTATCATTTATAATCATTAATGCAGGAACCGCGTTAATAGTATTTGGAAGTAATATTTCTTGGTTGCTTTCTAATACAACATAAGTATTATTGTTTCTAACTATTCGCTTGTCAATACATATATAATGAATGTCACTTTTAACACTTGACTTAGATAATATTACTAATAATTTTTTACAATTGTCACAATAATTACTATAATATAATATACAACTCATATTATAAAGTTTATATAAATATTTTTATTAATAATATTTAATATAATTTTTATTTATAATATATATTTTCTTATATCTTATAAATAAAATTGATTATTAATAAATATATTACTTTTTATATATTAATCCAATAATCCAATAATCAATGCTAAAGACACAAATGCTTACTGAAAAGACTAATTATGAGCCCCACCTTAACATTGAACTAATGACGGGTTCATTTGTAGAAAGTCAATATAAAAAGATGTGTGCGCGAGCTATATACGAAGCATATTTTAATGAAAATGAAATTCGCGATTATTTGATGTATAGATTAAACACAGATTGTGAAGCATTTATTCAAGGTTTTCCGCTAGTTCTTGATTATATTGAATATATAAAAAAAGCCCGTATTGTAACTTGTGAAAATATTCCTGTTATTACGTATGTATATAATACACTATTACGTGAGCCAGGAGATAAGGAGCTAACACCTGATGATGATGCAGCACTAATCCTTAATAATATTCAATGCTTCTTTGATATTGATGAGGACAAACTTGTTAATGAGCTATTGGAACTAATAAATGACAAATTTGTCATTAATGGTTAAAAAAAAGCATATTCAAATTTATAACATTTTTTTTTACATAAATTCATAACATAATTTACTACAGTAATAGAATTTGCTTTGCTTCTTATAAAATAAAATATTGAAATTATATTTTTTTTGACATACGTGACATATAATATTAGTATTAGCTAATATAATATGTAGTATGTCGTTAGGGAGCTCTTTTAAGGATAACATATATACTTATATAAATAGCTCTATAATTTAATCAATTTTATTTCAAATTTTAGTAGCAAACTTATTGTTAATAATTTCTAAAAAGTTATTTAAGCTCTGTATAAGAGGTATGGATTTATTACACAATAGTTGTAATGTGCAACGACTAGTGCCTTTTTTATCATATAACAAATAGAATTTATTACTATCTACTTCGTGATTTTTAATTGAAATATATTTGGGTAATATTACAACATTAGTATTAGTGTCATTAATCGCATCATTAGCATTTATCGCATTTAACTCATTTAATATTTTTTTTATTTGATTTAATTTTTCTATTATACTTATTTTATTAGACTTGGAAGAAATATATGTTTTGTTTTTTTCTTGATATGGATGTTTTTCTATTTTAAAGTATTCTCTATATAGTTTTTTTTCATTATTATAACACTCGTTATAATAGTTAATATATTTAGGTATATTCAAATCTGCTAATGTGCTAGGTAATTTAATCGCATTGTGCTTTCTTGTTCTCTTGCATTCATCTTTTTCTATTATAAAATTCTTTGACAAGTCATTCTTTGACAAGTCATTCATTCATATATTTAAATATTAGATTAAAATACTACCGTTTTTGTTAAATATAACCAGAAGAAAAGACCTACTATTGCTTTAGAAATTAAGTCTAGTACATTATATCCAAACATTTTAGTTGATTCCTTTGTATGATAAAATACTCCATAAAGCGACCATACTCCTAAGAAGATCCAAAATATATACTTTGATTGAGATGTTATTTTTGATCCAGTCATATACAGCTTCCAAATGGTTCCATATGTTAGAAAGAAGAATATAAAACCTATAAAACTTGCTATATTTTTAGTTAATAGTCTAATTTCTCCTAAATAACCGAATAGCAACATTGCAAAATTGAAAGCAAACGTTAATAATAATGGATAAATCTTAACTTGCTTTTTATTTTCATAACCCAACACCATAGCAAGAGCTAATAACATAAACGGAGTTGTGATAAACCAATCAGTATAGCGCATATTATTGATTTTTGCTATAGGAATAACAGATGCTACTTTGTCATTAGTTTCTGTTGTATTTGGGTCTTGACTTTCTTGTGGTTTTGGTATTTCTTGTGATTTTTTAATTTCTACTATAAATAATCCGTAAAAATAACACGCTATAACTGAAATACACGTTTCAATATTCATAATATGACGCACTGTAGGAATAGGTGTTCGTAATGCTTCGGTAAATGTTATTACACCGGTTGTAAGTAAAAATACATATGTTAAATAAAAACTGCTCAATACAAAACTTATATTCATATTAATAATGAAGTATATAATAATTATTGTTATTTTATTTTATTTTATTTTATTTTAATTTGATTTACTAAAATAAAATGCTAAATGCTAAATGTTAAATATAAAGAAAAACACAAACAAAATTTATTATTTAATTGCTGTACGCTAAACCGCCCATACCCGACATAATGCGGAGAACGTTGTAGTTAACCGCATATACGCGCACCTTCGCGGTGGAAACACCCTGAACAGTCGCGTTCGAAAGAACTAGCTGTAAAGTGGCATTGTCAATGCGTGAGAAATTGCAGGTGCCCGAAGGCTGGTGCTCTTCCGGTCTTAGAGCGAATGAGTAAACATTAATACCGGTGTCGGGAGCACGGGTGTGGTGCTGGAAGGGCTGGACGAGGTCGAAATAGGTGCCTTCACGCTCGGAGAAGCGGTCTTGGCCGTTAAGCTGTAATTTGGCAACTACAACTGGATTTTCACCCCAGCAATGCATATCAATCGCGGTTTCAGCTAAAACGAATGTGCCGGCATCCGAAACACCCGATTCAGTTGTATTCATAGGACCACTAGCAGTTGATGGAGCAGCAATCGATGTAAATCCAGTTCCGGGTACTAACTCATTAGAGAATGGGTCTTGGAACATCGATGAGCCACTAATGAATTGACCACTGCCAACAAGGGTCTTGGCACCGAAGGCGTGAATAGCATTGGGTAGCGCATCTAGCGCATCGGTGTAGTTGAATGGCTGAGCACCTAGCAAGTGATTTAGCGAATGGTTGCTTGTGAGCGACGCGCAATAATCAACATTGATGTCGGGCTGGACAACCCAGATTAATTCTTTGCACGGGTGATTTAAATTTAATTTGATCTTGTTGGACGACGAACCAACCGACTCGTCACCAGTGAATTGAAGCTGTTCAATCAAGTATTCGTGGGGGTTTTGCGCCATACGTCTGCGCTCATCAGTGTCTAAGAAAATGTAGTCAACAAAGAGCGAGGCAGCCGCTAACGACTGTTTGTATGCATTTGTAACTTTGACACCCGCACCGGTGATGTCAGTAACAGCCCATAGGCACTCTTCGATGTTGCGAATGTCTAAATTGATTTTTACTTCGTGGTACTGTAAAGCAATTAATGGAAGAGCTAGACCGGGGTTACGGCAATACCAGAACTGTAGTGGAACATATAGAGTTGTTTCGGGTAACGCATTGCGGGGAGCACACACCTGACGAACACCATCGGCGGAGCAAGGGCCGTCAACATTGGCGAAAGTGGGGTCGCAAATGTATGTTAATTGGGTGGTGTTGCCAATCATTTTGTAGTAGCCACGTTCTTGCTCTTTTGATAGTGTTAGCTGATTCCAAATGTGCATCCAGTCGCCATATTGACGGTCAATACGCTGGCCACCAATTTCAACTTCAACTTGCGAAATTAACTGCTCACCGGGGAAGTCTAGCCATCTGGCAAACACATCACCGGTAGTATTCTTTAAGCTTTGACCGATTTCAGGGAGTGTAATCTGTAAATAGGTGCGGAAAGCTAAGTCACCGTTGCGCGAAATGGTGCAAGTAACACGGCGACCGAAGTCAGCTTGGCCGTTGAAAGTTTGCTCAATCGATTCCATCGCGAAGTTAGTGTGACGACGATAGGTGACCTTCCAGAAAGTAATTTGGGGATTACCTGTTAAATATACATCTTGAGCGCCATAGGCGACTAATTGCATTAAACCACCAGCCATTTTTTTATAATATTCCTAAAGAAAAAAAATTTTTACAATTAATTTAATTATTAATTAATTATTAATTATTTAATTATTAATTAATTATTAATTAATTATTAAAA